TGAGTTTCAAACTCAGCTATCTTCTCTTCTAATACATGTAACATGTCAGCATGACCTGTATCGTTACCATGAATACGGCTAAATTGATTTAGATCGTAGAAGTATTCGTCGAAGATATTCATCTGCGCTTGATTAGCGAACAGATTAAATTCCTGTGGCGTAATATAGCCTCTTTGTTCTTTGTTAGCTATTGCTAAAACTCTTTGATATACCGTGTCTATACTTACTGCCATTTTTTATATTTTTATTATAGACGTTGAGCCACCTGCTTTAGATGGCCCAACTTCTATAAATAATCACTTAGTTTAGTCGCTTTTCAATGTTGGAGTATACTTCCATACCTTCATCTGTTTTAAACCAAGCGGCTAAAGCAGAATATGGATGTTCATCAAAAGGAACTGTCATTAGTTTTCTATCGTTAGATCCCCATAAAAAAGTTCTTTGATCTTGAGATAGCTTTAGTATACCCATTTCAGTGGCTTTAATACCAAAGTTTCTAAGAACTACATTTTCATCATTAACTAGTTCTAATAGTAGTCTAGGGTTTCTTTTAGCGTAGAGTAGCAAATCTCTTTTAAGTTCTTTAGAACTCATGCTAGAGACTTTAGTACCTAACTCAACTCGCATTACAGCTTCAGCCATGTCAATATCTAAGTTCATAGCCGTGTTTAAAGCTTCTACCTCCATTTCTAACCAGTCTATTTCTTGAGCAGCTATAACTTGAGGCTTTAGCTCTTCATAAATAAAGCCGTTGTGCGGGTGGTATAACGACAGAAGTTTTTGAAGTGTAACCTTGTTCTTAGGTACAAACAAAACTCCATTTCTAAATATTATATGCGAAAGTCTTTGATCGCCTTTCATTTCGTCTACAAAAGAAGTTGTTTGATTTTCACAGTATTTAATCTCTCTTTCGTAACCTTTTTCTTCGTCGAAGTAATAAATACCTGCAGACTTAATAGATCTACTTAATGGAGTTTTTCCATTTTTAAGTAAATAAGTTCTATCTTTTATCTCCCAAGTAGGTTTGCTAGGTTCTGGATTAGCCTTAGGCTTATCGATAACCGCTTCAACTATTTTATTAGTAGGTTTTTCTTGTGGTTGCTCTACTTCAACCTTTTTTGTTTGCTTTTTAGCCATAATATAATATAATAAAAATTAATAAAAAAAAAGATCGAGAGCCGAAGCTCCCGACCTTAGTAATAATGTGATTAGTTCAACAACATGAAGTTGTTAGCACCTTGAGTAACTAAACATCTTTCGGATAAGAAGTTAACTTGCATAGCATCTAAATCAGATGTAGCAGCTCCTACAGATCCAGTGATCCAAGTCTTCATCTTACGAGATTCAGTTTGTGAAGCACGGAAACGCACGTGTAAGAAAGGACGTTTGAGGTTCTTTCCTAATTGCTCATCATACACTGAAGATACACCAGCTGGGATAATAACCCCACGAATGTCTTCACCAGCAGTAGCGTTTGCGTTGATTCCTCCACGAGTAGCTAAATCATTAAGATATTTCCAGTCAGACTTGTAGAAGTCATAAGAACCTCTTCTGAATCCAGAAAATCCTAAGTTTAATGCCATATCTTCAGAGTTGTCAAATACACCGTAAGATGTACCACCAGCACCGTAAGAGTTCATAGAAGCTAACATATCGTCAATAGCCAAGCTAGTAGCACGGTTAACGAATAACATGTTTTCTTCGATAGCACCGTTCTTGTCAAATTCAGCTAATATAGCGTCGAATTCAGCTAAGTCAGTAGCAGCGTTAACGCCAGTAACACCAGAAGACTGGTGACCTCTAGACTTGATAGCAGCAAATAAACCTTCAGTACCAACTAAACCGTTTGCACCACCTAAGATAGTAGATGAGTCAGCAGCTTTTTCTGATTCAATCATACTCATTTCAGTATAATCCATGAATCTTGAACGAGTTTCACCTTCAGCTTTTAGGTACCATAAGTAACCTGCTTGTCCGTCTTCACCAGAAACTTCAACCCAACCGATTTGAGATGCATCAGAACCTGATACTTCGTAGTAATCTTTTAAGATGATTGGCTTGTTAGTAAAAGAAGTGAAGTTAGGCTTGTTAGCTCTACCACCATTATAAGCAGTTCCTTTTGAATGCTCAGAACCAAATACTAACACTCTTAAGTCGTTATCACCATCTGCGAAGTTCATGTCGCTTAAGTGAGCTCCGCCGTAAGGTAGTGCAGTAATAGTTTGATTGCCAGCAGCAGCTACAGTTACTAAAGCAGTAACAGTTTGACCACCACCAGAAATTAATACTTGGTCACCAACACGAATACCGTGATCAGTAGTTCTAGCTACGCCGTCAATATCATGTGTGATATTAATTGTACTAGCAGAAGCGTCTAAACAGTCTGCTCGGTAAGATAAGTGTAATCTACCTTGCTCTGACCAAATAACTTGATCAGCTGACATAGCTTCTTCAGCACCAACTTGACCTAAGAAACCAGAGATAGTACGCTTTCCGTAAACTTCAGCTTCTGCTTCCATTAAGTCTGGAAGGTATTGTTGTGCCCATCCATTTGTTTGAATGTCTAAATAATTGTCCGATAAAGTCTGCTGTAATGGAGCAGCTTGAAAGGACGTTCTTGCAGTAATTGCCATAATAAATCGTTTTTAAAGTTAAATTATTTTCTTTTTTTAATTTTAAACTTAAAATCGCTAGAATCTTGGCCTAACACTTTGAACTTTACTCCACCGACCTCGGTCTGTCCATGGGACTGCCTTGGCGTCATGCTGACATTTTTGCTCTTAGCAACACTGTCTTTTAATGCATCAGCTTTTCCTTGATCATAAAAGTGCTTAGCGATAGCGTCTGGATTCATTGCTGTAAATAAAGATTTATGATAACCCTTAGCATCTGACATCGTATTATCTTCGTTCAAAAACTTTTTGACAAAGTTGTTAATGTCGCTTTGAGTTGTTTTAACCTCTTCAGCATTCTTCACGTTGAACCTATACTTCTTTTCACCGACGTTGTATTCAAAACCTTTGAACTTGTCGTTAAAGACTTCATTAGTCTTCTTATTGAACTTAAGTTTAGCTTCAGTTGCTACCTTTTCAGTCTCTTTCGATTCTTCGTTATATCTGTTAAAGAAGTCCATTGCTTTCTTCGCCTCCGGCGTTAGCTTTGAACCAGCTTTAACTTCATCGTAATATTTAGACTTTTGCCCGTCTAAGTAGGCCTTTGCGCTGGCAACTTGCTCTTTTAGCGCTAGCTTTTTTCTCTTAATATCTTTTTCATCATCAACATCTTCATCGAAGTCAAATTGATCCTCTATTAAGAAATCTATTTCATCAACCGACAAATGCGGCTTTGTTCTTTTATAATATTCAGTTAAAGCACTTAGGTTGTCAAACTCAGAGTAATCTTTATTTAAGTTAACGTAGTCTTCTAACGTGCCACCAGTTTCATCCATAAAGTCTACAACTTTTTGAATATTCTCTGGTAATGGCGTGCCTGTAGCTTCTGCCTCAGCTATAGAGTCTTCTAAATCAACTTGATTTTCAGCTACAACCTCTTCTGTAACCTCCTCTTCAGTTATTTCTTCTAAGGCTGGAGCTTCTTGTGCTTCTGCTTCCGTCTGTACTTCTTCTTGTTTCTCAACGGCGTCGGCACTTTCATCGCTTCTAGCCACTCTTGCCTCGTCAGCTCCGTCATCTTTAACTGTTTCTTCATTGGTTTCGGTTTCAGCCACAGGAGGTTTACTAAGGTCAACCTTAATAATATTATCATCTTCTGCACTTTCGAATTTACTCATATCAACTTTTGTGACGTTGTCGTCTTGTTCATTAATTTCTTCCATAATAAAATAATATATAAATTAGTAATCAATTAGGTTAGAATCCACCTAAGTCAAATCCACCAAGTAGATCATTACCTGATGACTCGAACTTTTTAGGTGAACCACCTGTCTTTCTTTGATCTATAAGCTCACTTTGCTGTGAAGCTTGTATTTTTGTTCTTTCGTCTTTTCTGTCTTCCTTTTCTTTTTCTCTACTCTTTGCGCCATCAACCTCAGCTTGCTTTAGTTGCATGTTCATCTGAAACTCCATTTGCATTAACTGCTTTTTAAGTTCAGCTTCTTGCTGCATTTTCTGCATATCAAGTTGAGATTTAACTTGCGCCATTTGAGCTTCCATTTGAGTTATAGCTTGTTGCTTTTGAACATCTGCCTGCGCAGCAGCTTGAGCAGCCTGAGTATTAGACTGAGTTTGCATTTGTATATTCTCTCGCTGTATCTCTCTATCTCTCTCTTGCTTTTCTTTTCTACGTATTTTAAGAAGTTGATTTGCTAAACTTACGTTCCTTATTTCTCGAAGATCAATAGCGTCTTCTAAGTCTATATTCTGCTGTTGTAAAGCCTGTTGTATGTTGTTCTCTAACTTAGCTTTTTCTTCTTCGTCAGGAGCAAGCTCTAAGAATATACCGAAATCATACAAGTGTAACTCAGACATTTCTTCAAGTGTAGCTACGTTGTGAGCGCCTATCGCTTGAATGAAGGCATCTTTAGTCGGAGAATATTCTATTACATCTGATATTCTAAGTGATAAACACTCGGCTGTTTCAGCGGTTAAGAATAACCCAGCTTGAAGTATGTGTCTAGTTGCAGTATTACTATTTGCTGCAGCCAACTTCTGAATACCAACTAAAGCGTTAGAATCTGGAGTACTACCGTCTCTAGCTTCATTAAGCCCAGTCGTATCTCTTATCATTTGCATATAGTAGTTGTAAGTACCAATTAAGCTTTGCATTTTAGCACCACCACTACCAGACGATATTTGTTGAATAGGTACTTTGCCTGGATTCATATCCCCGAGCTCATTCATTGATCTACCAATAACAGAACCTGTTTGGAAGAACATGTTTAAAGCTTCTTGTGGATTATAGTTTGTCCCATTACCTAAATCTATTTCAGCTAAACCGTCAGCGTCTAAATAAACTCCATCCGGTACAAGTCTTGACATTACTTGCTGTAGTTTTAAGTGTGTCAACTGGATCATGTCAGCAAATCCGGTGATACGACCAACTAAAGATTCAATACGACCTTTGTACATACGAGGAGCTACAATAGCGTAATTCATCTTGACCTTAGTGTAATCACTTTTAGGTCGCATCATGTTTTTAGACATCTCCCATTTAAGTAGTTTGTCAGTACCCAATATTAAAGCGCCTTCATATAGACACTCTACACTTTTTTGTACTTTAGAGAATCCACCTTCCATGTCTTGTGGAGGGTTAAAAGTGTCATCTTTTTCTATAGCTCTTTCAGCGCCACTACCAGTTTCTTTAACCTTATAAACTTCGTTCATATAGGTTTTGTAGTTAAAGTATAAAACTCTAACTTTATTTGTGTCATTTTCGTTATAAGAAGAATAGTTGTCTACTTTCTGGTAACCACTGCTTTTTTGAAGATCTTCTAAATCTTCTTGCGTTAAGTGTGGGAATTGCTTAACAAGCTCGTTGAAAGGTATAGACTTGACTTCACCTACGTAGTATATGTCATCGAAGTATGGAGACTCTGTGTAAGAGTACACTAGATCAGCTGGATCAACATAGTCTACAGTAACACCTTCAGAAGTATTAAAGCTCGTCTTAACTGCTCCTATACCTAGTACAGTTAGATCGTAGTAAAATCTTTTTCTTGTAAGCTCGTATCTATTTCCTTCAAACAACACCTTTAATGCTTGCTCTTCAGCTAGCTCAACAGCCTGCTTGTAATTAAGCTGCATGTGAAGTTTAAGTTCTTCTTCGCTTTTAGGTAAAGTGTCAGGATTGTTCTCATACATGTTGACGCCAAAAGCTTCTCCAACGTAGTCGTTGAAGTCTTTAGTCTTCATGTCTTTTAATATAGACTCCATGTACTCTGTTCTTTTTGAAACACCGTACGGATCTTGAGAGTATGCTTTTATATCATAAGTTCTTTCAGCCATACCGTTAACCACAATGTCAACGAACTTAGGGATAATAGGTACAGGCTTCCAGTCTAGGTTTAGATAAGATAAATCACCATTTATAGATAATTCATCTTTATATTTTTGAACAGACTGCTCTCCTCTAGCGTAAAGTCTAAGATTGTGAAAGTTTCTCTGATTAGCGTTGTGCATACTATAGCTACCACCTAATTTACCATGATTATCAGAGTACCATTCATTCTCAATAGCCTTAGCTACCTTCAAGCCATAATCGTAGCTGACTTTTTCTAAGTCGCTAACAACTTGACTGGGAAAATACTTACCTGGAACTAAATTAGCCATATTATCTTTTTATTATTTTAGAAGCAAAACCATCGTTAGTGTATCTAGCCATGCTTATGTTTACTTTTTTTCTTATAGCGCCTTGTGAAGGAGCGTATAAATTCCTATTGCATGCCATAACAGCTAATCCCGAGCTTATAGATGCATCATGCTTTGTTCTTTTATTTATATCAAACTTAGCCCAATCGTTAAGTGTTTCAGAGAAATACGTCGTTCCATACTCTCCATTACCTAAATGTCCAACGTGATCGTTGATGTACATTTCAATTGCAGCTGCGTGCGCTTGCTTTATATCTTCACTAGAGTTTGGCATACCACCTATCTCTTTTTCAGTGACAGATAATTTATTCCAAACTTTATCTGGTCTGTTCATACTAAACCCTCTGTAGCCTCTTCGCTTAAAATAATATAGTAATCGTGGTTTATTGTTCTCTGCAAGTATAGGCATACCATAAAATACGCATGCCATAAGTACATCTTCAAAGAATATCTCAGCGGTTTGTGGTCTAGCAATATATTCCAAGAAAAAAGTATTAGCAGGAGCTGACTCCATACTAAATTTAGTCAGTCCATGAAGAGATCCGTTGGATCCTCGACCATCAACTGTGCCACTAATATCATAACTATCGCAACCAAAAGCTCCAACATGTTCGTTCCCTGGGTATTTAATTCCATTTTTAAGTATCACTCTATTTTGTAGATTTCTATCTGGAACCCAACTAACTTTAAACCTGCCGCTAGGATCTGGATTAAAAATAACTTTAGTGTCTTTAACACCATTGACCCATTGAAATGATCCTGTAGTAACGACTGAAGAGTTTCTGATACCTTCGTTATAATCTATTTGCTCGTATATCTTAGTTAGATTAAATAAACTATTTTTAGTTTCATCTCTAAATGCATGCTCCGTAGTTCTTGGGAACTGACGATAAAATTCGTTTAAAGCATCTTGATCGTCTTTCAAACCATCTACTTCATTTTCCCAATGATCGACTACGCCTATGTCAATTAGTTCACCGTCTGGTCCACGAACATCTCGCTCTGGAGTGCTAAAGACTGGCTGTCCATGCTCGTCAATAAAGCCTTCAAAGTTCCATTCCATTGGGATAAACAAAGCATATAAACCAGATTTTGTTTGACCATTTCTATTTCGTTTTGTGACATCGCTGTCGTTATATAATTTCTTAAAGTTTTCACCACCTTTATCAAGAGCGTTACTTGTTGAGCCCATCATGCACTTACCAATAATTCTACTACCTAATCTAAGGCAAGTTTTAGTTACACGCCAGTTATTTAGTATGTTATCAGGTTTATCCCACTTACCACTCTCGTCGTGTACTAGTAGCGCTAGCTTCTCACCATCATAGCTGTTGTCTCCTGTATTTTTCCAGTCAATAGTAGTATCTAGCCCTGCAAGCTCTTCAAGCTTCTCATTTGACGTTATTTTACGTCTAGTAAGTTTACTAGCTGGTACACGATAAGCAAGCTCAGTCTTTGGTCTATCCATACCGTCTTGAATAGGTTTGAAAAAGAAAGGGTAGTTAATAGATATAGGTACAACCTTGTCTGTAAACATCTTCTTAGCATCCGCACCAGACTTTGATAGTATACCAAACCTACTGTCGCTTGATATTGTAGCTTGATTTACAGTTTCTGCAGAAGACATGAAAGAGAAACCAGAACGTCTATTCTTGAGGTAGCACATACCATAGCTTCTAGTGTCAGCTTTGCAAGCTTCCCAGAATAAAAAGAATAATCTATTGGCTTCGCGAAAGTCAGGGCGACCAACGTCAATCTTAGTCCATTGTAAATACATGTAGTGTGCACCTACAATATAAGTTGGCTTGCCGTTATTACTAAACCAAAAGCCATCATCACGACGCCTGAACTCTTCATCTATATAGTCGAACCATTTATCCTTCTGCTCTTCAGGATAGTTTTTCCAGTCAAATATATTCTTCAACTTGCTAAGCTCTTTAGGTTGATCGAAAGCAACCCACTTATCTTTATCGTTCTTGTGTACGTTCTTAGGCTGTGGAGGCAAAGCAATTTTTAAACCTTGCATATCGTATATCTCGCCGATTTGACCAGTCTTAGATATTACAACTACGTCGTTCTCTTTATTATAACCATAACTCCACTTCTTAGACTTATTAAGTCTCTTTATAGTGTTTAACCGTATAGGTTCAATAACTTTATATAGAGTTTGCTCATACATTATTTCGAT